AATGTGTCTTGTCATCTATGCCTGGTTGGTGGCACAAGATTACTTTAAAGAACTCACAGATCAGGATGTTAGAAAAAGATTATATGAAGAACAGAAGAATCAAATCGAACAAGATATGGCACCCTTTGGGTTTATCAATGATGGTCTAGATGAAAATTCTTTTGTGGATAATGAAGGAGATAGATGGACTGTGGCAGATTATGGCGATATGTCATATATGTGGGACTACAGGTAATGGATTTCAATGAACAGATTAAACTTGGTCACCTCTTACTTGATGTAAGAAAATGCAGAACCTGCGGAAAAAGTAAAAATCTTATAGAAAGTTTTTATAGGACAAGAAAAGATAGAGGTCCAGTTGCATCATCTTACTCATATGAGTGTAAAGAATGTGCTATAAAAAGAGTTTTAGAGACAAGAAAAAATACAAACCCCCTTGTGGACTGGCAATATCCTGATTGGTAGATGTTCACTTCCTGTTTCCCCACTCAAAATGCCCTTTTTAATAAATATTTTTAGTTAAACTGAGACATTTAAGGAGAAAAACATGGCGACTCCTCAATTATCTCCAGGCGTAATCGTCAGGGAGGTTGACTTAACAGTTGGAAGAGCTGATAATGTTTTAGATAATATTGGCGCTATTGCAGGACCTTTTGAGAAAGGACCAGTTGATGAGCCCATTGACATTACCACACAGTCTGAACTGTTGAATGTTATGGGCCAACCACTGTCTATAGACAGACAGTATGAGTACTGGATGACAGCTTCTGAATTCCTTACTTATGGAGGAGTCCTTAAGGTTGTAAGAACAGATGGAGACAACCTTAATAATTCTAATGCAGGTGTTGGAGTTGCTTCCACATCTTCATTGAAGATTAAGAGCTATGATGATTATGAGCTCAATCATTCTTCAAGATCAGATTTCAACTTTGCTTCCAGAAACCCAGGATCTTGGGCAGATGGTTTGAAAGTTTGCTTCATTGATAATGCAGCTGATCAGACTATTGGCATCAGCACTACTAGTCTTTCAGATTCAAACATTTTGATTGGATATGGTGTTACAACCACCCTCTCAAGTGCTGTAATTCCTGGAGCAGGTACAACTTCAACATTTGATGGTTATTTGAAAGGAATCATCACTGGGGTTTCTACTGATAGCACAAATGGCAATAGCACAATTGATGTTAGAATTGTTTCAAGAGTTTCGAGTGCTGGAACTGAAACAAACATAGACTATCAGCAAAGTGATGCTTCCAGATCTATTGAAGCATCTGATACTATTCAAATTTATAACAACTCTGGCATCCAAACTGGCAAGAGTGATACACCAGAAAACTTTACCGCATCCACTGCAACTGATTGGTATGATAACCAAACTCTTGGTCTGACCAACTCAACAGTATATTGGAAATCTCTGGCACCAAAACCTCTCACAACAAATTATACAGCATCAAGAAGTGGCAGAAATGATGCACTTCACGTGGTGGTTGTTGATGATGAAGGTAAGGTAACTGGTATTCAGGGCAATATCCTTGAGAGACACACCTTCCTATCTAAGGCAGGAGACGGTGAGGCAGATGGTGATGCACCAACCAAGTCCTGGTATAAGGATTACATTGCCAATAACTCGCAATATGTATTTGCTGGAAGAAATCTTTCCAGTGGAAATGATTCTTATCACAACACATTCCCTACTGCTTCTGGTTTCTCATCTGGATTTACTAAAGTTACCACTGGTGGTGGTCTTTGGGGTCAAGATGCACAAGGAGTTCAGTTTGCTGTAATTGGTAATACAACATACTCTCTGCTTGGTGGTGCAGACTATCAGGCAAATAAAGGCATGACAGCAGATCTTGGTGATCTGACAACTTCATATAATCTCTTCTCCAATAAAGATGAGATTTCTCTTGATTACCTGATTATGGGACCTGGACTTGGTAGTGTTGTAGAATCTCAAGCAAAAGCAAACCTCCTGGTTTCTATTGCAGAAAACAGAAAAGATTGTATGGCAACTATCTCACCTGATAGAACCAACATTATTGGCCAAACCAACACAACCACTCAGACCAATGCTCTGGTAGAGTTCTACTCACCAATCACATCATCTTCATATGCTGTGTTTGATAGTGGTTATAAGTATGTTTATGACAGATTCAATAACACCTTTAGATACATTCCTTTGAATGGTGATATTGCTGGATTGATGGTTAGAACTAGCATTGAGGCTTTCCCATGGTTCTCACCTGCTGGACAACAGAGAGGCACTATCAACATTGCTGTTAAGTTGGCATACAATCCAACCAAAGCACAAAGAGATGTCCTCTATGGTGCAAGAATCAACTCTGTAATCAATCAGGCAGGACAAGGTATTGTACTGTTTGGTGATAAAACTGGTCTTGCTTACAATTCTGCATTTGATAGAATCAATGTTAGAAGACTGTTCCTCACAGTTGAGCAAGCACTTGAAAGTGCAGCAAATGATCAAATCTTTGAACTGAATGATGATGAAACAAGATCTAACTTCATTAACATTGTTGAACCTTATCTAAGAGACGTTCAATCTCAGAGAGGAATTGATGAGTTTGTTGTTATCTGTGATAACACCAACAACACCCCTGAAGTTATTGATAATAATGAGTTTAGAGCAGACATTTTCATCAAACCAACCAGATCTATCAACTATGTCACACTGACATTTGTTGCCACCAGAACTGGAATCTCTTTTGATGAAGTTGTTGGTTCAGTTTGATTTTAGTCAGTAAACTTATAAGAGGAAACAACAATGGCAGACACAAGAACACTTTCTCAATTTAAAAACAAACTGGCGGGTGGTGGTGCCCGCGCCAATCTATTTGAGGTAAACATCCCTTCTTTTCCTTCTGCAGTAGGAGACAGAGTATGGAGAACTGGATCAGGCAGAGAGTCTGATCAGTTTAAATTCTTATGTAAGGCAGCACAGCTTCCTGCATCAACTATTACTGAAATTCCTGTTCCCTTTAGAGGCAGAGTTTTGAAAGTTGCTGGTGACAGAACCTTTGAAACCTGGACAGTTACAGTTATCAATGATGAGGACTTCCAACTCAGAACTGCTTTTGAGACTTGGATGAATACTATGAGCAAGTTGAATGATGCCACTGGTGTCACCAATCCTTCTTCATACATGACTGATGCATATGTAACTCAACTTGGAAGAGGAAGAGTTGCTAATTCAACCAGAAACACTGGTGGACAATCATCTGAACTCAGAACTTATAAGTTCTATGATATCTTCCCAACGGAAGTAAGTGCTATTGATCTGAGTTATGAAAACACTGATGCTATTGAAGAATTTACTGTAACCTTCCAGGTTCAGTATTTCACCATTGGAAATTCATCTGAAGCAAATAGAGCTGCTGCAGGTCAGACTCTGATTCAGTGATAAATAACTAGAACAGAATCTAGTTTCAATAATAATGGCGAGATTATTTGGTTTCTCTATTGAAGATAATGAAAAGAATCCCCCAGGGCTAGTTTCTCCGGTCCCTCCTAATAACCAGGATGGATCGGAGCACTATGTTAGCTCTGGGTTTTATGGTTCATATGTAGATATTGAAGGCATCTACAAAAATGAAAATGACCTCATTAGAAGGTATCGTTCTATGGCTCTCTATCCAGAGTGCGATAGTGCCATTGAAGATATTGTTAATGAAGCTATTGTTTCAGACACAAATGATAGTCCAATCAGCATTGAGTTATCTAATCTGAAAGCAAGTGATGGAATCAAGAAAAAGATAAGAGAAGAATTTAAGTTTATTCTTGAACTTTTAGACTTTGATAAGAAGTCTCATGAAATTTTTAGAAACTGGTATATTGATGGAAGACTTTATTATAATAAAGTTATTGATCAGAAAAATCCTCAAAATGGAATTCAAGAGTTAAGATATATTGATGCATCTAAGATGCGTTATGTTCGTGAAGTCAAGAAACAAGGTAAAGACAGCATTACATCTTTAAGAGCTACTGTAAATTCTGATAATCCCTCCACATACAATTTCCCAGAGATTGAAGAATATTTCATCTATAATCCAGGTGGTATTCAGACTGGAACCACTAATGGATATGGTTCTGGTAGTATGTCATCATCAAAAGGAATCAGAATGACTCGTGATTCTGTTACCTATTGTACTTCTGGGTTAGTAGACAGAAATAAAGGAGTTACACTTTCTTGGTTGCATAAAGCAATCAAACCACT